CTTTCCTTGGTTATCTGAGGTAGTGGATACGCAGGCTATGACTAACTTCTTTGAAAGAAGGGTGAGGGAATACCAGCAGTCAGGCTCCCTAGAGGATGATTTTTAGGCTTTAAATTAGATTATCGTCCTTGACATAAGGGATAGGTTGTGATAGTATAGGTGTTGCAATGAAAAATAAATGCCTTAATAAAAGACAAATCATTCAACGTCATATCAACGAACCCAAGACCAATAAGCGGCCCTTTTGGAAGAAGGAGATGACCCTTCTTAATAGATTTTTAAAAGAGTTCCCTGATCAATGCTTCTGGAGCAATGTAGATTTTGGCCAAAAGTTTGACAGCTTAGCTATTTTAGCTAGCACTAATTGGAAAAAGCTTGTAAAAAGGAAGTTTGGAGAGTATAATTATAAAATACCATCGCCCGTAATTCATAAATTAAGCGATATAAAAGAAGGAGAAGATGCAAACATTGAAAAACAAAGAAGAACAATCAAAGACTTTTTGTCAACCTAAAATGAGCGACACACTAGATAAGATCAAGGCTTTCCTCGCGGACAAGGATAATAAAAAATTTCATTATAATGATCATGAAGAGCTTGATTATAAAGTGCCGACAGGAAGCTTGAATCTAGACCTTGCACTAGGAGGAGGTCTACCTACGGGAGTACATCGTTTTACTGGAGTAAATGAGGGAGGGAAAACATCGTGCGCTTTAGCTGTTGCGAAACGCTTTCAGGATCAGTTCGGAGACAAGGGGATGGTGGTATATGTGAAAAGCGAAGGCAGGTTGGGTCCAGAATTAATGAAGCGCTCGGGAGTAGATACTTCCGAAGAAAGGTTTTTTAAGTTTGACTGTAACGTCTTCGAGAAAGTGTTTGAATTAATTCGCATGCTTGTTCTTCAAAATAAAGATGAGAAAAAATATCTTTTTATCGTAGATAGCGTAGATGCCCTCTGTCGGCAAAATGATTACGATAAACCTTTTGAGGATAGCGAACAGGTAGCGGGCGGAGCTTTAATTACCTCTGTTTTTTTAAAGAAAATGGTTTTACCTATTTTAAAACTTAATCACATGATGATTTTAACCTCCCAAGTTCGAGTAGAAGTAGCCACGAACCCTTATGCTGCGAGAGGCGGCCCCAAGACCAAACAGGCAGGAGGAAATGCAATCAAGCATTATGCTAATTTTATCTTGGAGTTTCAAGAAAGATATATGAATGACATCATTTTTGAGAATCCAAGCGCCTCAAAACTGGAGGACAAAGGTAATCCTATTGGGCATATCTGCAAGATTATTTTTCGTAAAAGTGTTAATGAAAAAACAGGAGCTTCCGTAAGATATCCTATTCGTTATGGGCGAACGGGGGGAACTTCTGTATGGTTAGAGAAGGAGGTGATAGAGCTTGCTTATCTATGGGGATTTCTAGAAAAGAAGGGCGCATGGATTTCATTAGATAAAGATATTGCTGAAAAATGCCAAGAGAAAGGTATAGAATACATCGAAAAAATACAAGGGGAACCGAAATTAATAGACTATCTAGAGAAGAATGGAGCTTTTAGGGATTTCTTACTTAACTTAATTAAGGAAGAAGTAGATTCTATTCAATGAAATTCAAAACTCTCGTAGGAGCAGTCAGAAATATATCCAATGCAAAAAAATATTTAATTGATTGGGAGGGAAAGAGCAGGAGTAAAATACAAAAGAGCACAAAAGACTTTCTTAAAAAATACTGGCACAATCAGGTAGTCTTCGAGGAGTTTCCCGTTGCAGGCACTAAGATGTCCTTGGATTTTTATAATGCAAATAAAAAAATAGCTATAGAGGTACAGGGCGAGCAGCACCGCAGGTATACCCCCTTTTTTCACGGAGGAAACAAGTATAATTATATCAATCAATTACGAAGAGACCAGAATAAATTAAAATTTTGTAAAATAAACAATATTCAGCTCCTTGAAATTTACAACCTCAAGGAATTAACTCCGTCTTTTTTTAAAAAACATGGGGTTTTACTTTAATAAGTGTAATATATAATAACTATGAATTTCGATCCAGAAGATCTGCCCCAGTTTGAGGTGCCCAGTAAGCTTTTTGATAAAATATATGAGTTTTCAGGCCCAATAGAGAGTGTTAGAGGGGTGCTGTTGGTATATTTGACTCAAGACGGCTCACCTTTAATTTATGCTCGGTATGGCAGCAAGATAGTAGAGTTTGGGCTCAGAAAAGCTATGGAGTCCTATTTGCAAGAGGCCGAAGACACAAGCTCGGTGTTTGGTATTGATATGGGAATGGACGGAGACGAGGGTATTGAGGAATCATAGTTCTTGACATTTTCTCAATATAGTATATTCTTATATACATGATTGAGTCGAAGGAACTTGAGAGACATCTCTTAGCAGGATTAATTAAACACCCTACTGTTTATGCGGAGTTAGCTCCATTTATAAATGAAGGAGATTTCTCCACGCAGTCCAGCCAAGTACATGCTACGATATTCAAAATACTAAAGAATTGCTTGGAGAGAGGAGAGCATGTGGATGAAGTGGTTGTCGCTCAAAAAGTACAAGACTTTAACATCTCCTTCAAAGATAATGTTGATGTAGGGCAGTACATACACTCTTTAGGTTTGCGGAAAATTTCTAAAGATGGAGTCCTTAACGCTGCCAAAGAGCTTAAAAAAGTTAGTGTCCGACGCTCCATTCGCCTGGCCGCCATAGACGTAGCCAATAAAATGAAAAGTCTGGGCTCTAACCATACTTTTGATGAGATAATCCAGCATGCCGATTCGCTTTTTAATAAACAGATCGACCTTTATCATTCTAATGATACCCCCCATAATATTTATGACTCTATGGAGGGCTTTATTGAGGAGCGCGGAGATAACCCGAAGACCGAATTTGGTTTCATGGGTCCGTATGAGAGATTAAACGAACTTTATGGTTCTCTTTTAAGGCCTGGGAATATTTCCGTGGTTGTTGCTCGTTCGGGAGTAGGAAAGACAACTTTTTGCTTGGATTTTGTTACTAAAGTTTCGGAGAAATATGATAATGTCCCCGTTCTCCATTTTGATAATGGAGAAATGTCACAAGAAGAGTTGACAATGAGGCAGTGTGCCGCCCTTTCTAAGGTTCCTATTCATTATTTAGAAACGGGGCTTTGGAGAAATAATGCAGATTTTGTTCGGCGAGTGAGGGCGGTATGGAAGACAATTAAGAACTTTAAGTTTTATTATTATAATGTTGCAGGCCTTAGCGTAGACGAGATGACTAATGTTATACGTCGATTTTATTATTCCAAAGTAGGAAGAGGAAACCCTTTGATTTTTAGTTTTGATTACATTAAAACCACAGATCAAGCCCAAAATAAGAATCAGGGCGAGTGGCAGGTGGTTGGAGATATGATTACTCAATTTAAGAATTTGATTCAGAAAGAGATACTTGGAGATGATGGCCCGCTTATTTCTATGATTACCAGCGTTCAGAGTAATCGTTATGGAATTACTACCAATCGTCGTGCAGAGAATACAATAGATGACGAAAGTGTGGTTTCTCTTTCTGACCGCATCATTCAGTATTGTTCTCACATGTTTCACTTAAGGCGGAAAACGCTCGATCAAATACAGGAAGAGCCTGATGATTTCGGTACCCACCAGTTATCTTGTTTAAAGTCCAGGCATTTAGGTTCTAATTTTCAGCGAGCCATTCAGCCTATTGAAATGCCCGATGGCTCCAAGCGGAATAATTATATTAACTTAAAAATGGATAATTTTTCCATTGAAGAACGTGGAGATCTTCAGGATATGGTAGATGCCTTAAACCTTGTCAATCTGCGTCCCCAACAGGCGATTTTAGACGACATCCCTGATCTATTATGAGCGTTGACGTAAAAGAAGTTTTAGAATCTTTGGGTTATAAATTGACCGATAGGGGCCAATATTGGCAGACTAACGCCATGTTTAGGGATGGCGATAATAAAACCGCCCTCCAGATTTATAAAGACACGGGAGTATGGAAAGACTATGTGCAAGACACTCCCTATTCAAAGTTTGAGGCTTTAATCAAAAAGACACTGGGCACAAATAACAAACAGGCTTTACAAAAATACTTAAAAGACTCCGACCTAGACCAGCTTAAAGAAAAAAGGCAGCCCACTGATAAGCTTGAAATGGATGAGATTTACCCCTCTGACGTGCTCTCCAAATTACTTCCTCATTATAAATTCTATAATGACCGAGGAATCTCCGATAGTACCCTAAAATTTTTCATGGGAGGCTTTGCAACCTATGGTCAAATGAATAAGCGTTTTGTGTTCCCGATTTTTAACCAACACCAACAGATTCATGGTTTTGCTGGAAGAGATATGATTTCTAGCGACAATAGGCCCAAATGGAAACATATAGGAAGAAAATCTAAGTGGATTTATCCCGCCTACCTAAAAGATAGAGAGGGGAAATCAGTAGTTGATTTTATCATGGAAGCGGGCTCTGTTATTTTAGTTGAAAGCGTTGGAGACCTTCTTTCCTTGCATGACCGAGGAATCAAAAACGCTCTATCAACCTTTGGCCTAGAGGTCTCCCCTGCCTTAACGTGCTTTCTTTCTGGGCTTGGTATAGATGAAATTATTTTTGCATTTAATAACGATGATTCCAAAGAAGAAAACCGAGGGTTAAATGCCTGCATTAAGAATTATTTGAAGTTGCTGGGACACTTTGATGCTGCTACCCTTCGCATTTGCCTACCCACCAAGAATGATTTTGGAGACATGGATAATGAAGATTTTTTAGTCTGGCAAAAGAAGTTGGCAACCCTTGATCTTCCACAGCAAAGAGTCCATATTCGATCGGCGGCAGAAACCCTACTTAAAAAAGGAAAGTTGTCAAAAAACATAATGAATAACATTAAATACCTCAATGAGTAAACAAAAATTAACCCCTCTTTCGGCCAGCAGAATTAAGACCGCACAAAATTGTAGCTGGACTTATTTTTGCAAGTATATCTTAAAGCTCCCAGAAGCGACCAACGAAGGGGCTTCTAAGGGCTGGATTTGCCATTTGGTTTTTGAATTACTTGGGGCAGAAAAGCATGCTTTTCACCTGAAGAAGGCATTAAAGGAAGGAAGTATTTATGCTTCCAACGCTCTTGAGAGGTTGGTAACTATCCACGCCAATCGCCTAGGAGTTAATTACGAAGAAGCTTTAGTTGATATGGATGAGATGGCCCTCAAGGGTTTAAAGTATGACTTTTTTGGAGGAGTTAAGACCAAGCCCAAGGAGGCGATTTCAGAAAAGGATTTCGATCTAGTCGTGGAGGATGGAGATAAAAATTATAGAATTAAAGGCTTTATTGATAAGCTGTTTCTCTATAACAAACACGCTGTTATTCGCGACTTCAAAACCAGCAAGCAAGTATTTAAGGGTAAAGACCTTACAGATAACCTTCAAGACTTAATGTATTCTTTGGCTATTAAAAAATTATACCCCAAATATAAGAAAAGAAATTCCGAGTTTTTGTTTCTTCGCTTTCCTCTTGGCGAGGATTTATTGGGAACGCCTCAAAAAGGTTTGCTCGAGATGGAATCGATTGGAGACGAAGAGCTAGAGGGTTTTGAGTACCACTTAACGGAGATCACTAAATACCTTAATGATTACACACCCACGAAAGCCGTAGCTAGTTTTGCGGCAACAAAACCCTACCCAAAGGATGGTTCCTTTGGGGGGCCTCTTTCCTGCGGCAAGGAGGGGTTTAAGAAATTTAGAGGAGAGCATTTGCTAGATCAAAATGGAAATAAAATCCCAGCTTATATTTGTCCCTTTAGACGTCCAATGTCTTATTATGCCTTAGTTAATTCGGCTGGAGAAGTCAAGCGTGGTGTTTTTGAGGGGGACGAGTTGTCCTTGGAGGCTCTTAAAGAAGAAGGGGACAGTATAGAGTTAAGAGAATATGAAGGTTGCCCACACTGGAATAAGAAAGACGAGTTCGATTTGAGTTAATGAATCAAAGATATAAAGCTGTAGGGGTATTATTAAGATATGCTGATGAATTTTTATTATGTAAGAGAGCTCCCTCTGCTAGCGTCTTGCCTTCTTACTGGTCTGTGCCAGCGGGCGGCGTGGAAAGCGGAGAAAGAATGGTTCATGCTGCTATAAGAGAACTCTATGAGGAGACTAGGATCACCTTGGTCGAGGACGATCTTCAAAGAAGCGCTGTCTATAAAGATTTTTGCCTTTTTTATCACGTTAGCCTCTTTAGATATTATCCTGTTTTAGATGTAGAGCATGTGGGTTATGCTTATTTTCGGGGGGATGAGCTGCCCTTTCCCATGGATAGCCAGTTGAGAGACCAAATTAAATACTTGACCAGTTTGCCAAAATCTGGTATTCTTTAAATCACAATGATTCCTCTATTTAAATCCCACTATTCAATTGGTCGCAGTATTTTAACTCTTGAAGAGATTAATGAACGCACCAAGAAACGTAGCATCTTTGCCTTGGCCCAAGAAGGGGGCCTTAAGGAGGTAGCTTTAGTAGAAGATTCTTTAATTGGATTCCTCGAAGCCCGTAAAAAATGCGAGACTTATGGTTTCGAACTAAGGTTTGGATTAAGAATTTCTCTTTCAAATGCGCCAGACAATGAAGAAGCATGTCAACACAAAGTTATAGTTTTCGCTAAAGACTCAGAGGGATGTAAGTTATTAAATAAAATTTATACAAATGCCTTTGGATACGGAGAAGGAGTTTTAAAAGAAGAATACTTACGAGATATATGGACTGAAGATCACCTTAAGTTAGCTATACCTTTTTACGATTCTTTTATTTTTAATAACGCCATGTCTTTTGCTAACTGCACTCCTGATTTCTCTTTCGCTGACCCAACCTTTTTTATAGAAGACAATGGCTTACCATTTGATGGCTTAGTTGGAGACAAAGTAGATTCGTATTGTGATAGGAATTGTTATGGCATAGAGGAGACTAAAAGCGTTTTCTATAAAAACAGAAAAGATTTTGTTGCCTACCAAACCTATAAATGTATTTGTAATCGAACATTTAAAACCAGAGATTTAAACGTCCCTAATTTTGACCATCAAGGAAGCGATTCTTTTTGTTTTGAAGACTGGCTTTAAGCTTAGGACTCGTCAGGTATCGTGTGACTGTCCATGATATCGTAATACAAGTCAGTCCGATAAGTTCTTTTTAAATAATCGCTTTGATAAACTTGGTAGCCGCCAAGGGAGTCGCCAAAAAACGAAGGCTTATTAAAGTCAGCGGGGTTACTTGTGCCTGTTGCTACTCCTGTCATGAAATAATGGTAACTTTCCTGTATTCCCCTCATGAGTCCTCTGTAATCTCCTGTGGCTATTGCCTGGGTTATCGTCCCTCCCCCATATCGAATAGAGGCTATAGGAATAGTTAGATTGGTGGCATCACTGGTGATGTCAAGAAAAACTCCGCTGGATGCTACATTTACGCTCATGTAGTATAGTTACACATGAAAATAAAAAAATCCCCATAGGAAAACTTTAGCGACCACCTAACGATCAATTTTCTTTTGAATGGGAGGAATTGAGGTGGGCCAGCTTTTCGCTTAACGAGTCTTTGATTACATCTATTTTTTTATGGATCATATAAACATCCTGTCGTCGCGCCTCCAAAACATTTTCGGCCTTTCCCCAGTAGTTCTGCATTTCGTTCTTGAGCTCACCTTTAGTTTGGTCTACATACATTCTATCGGACCTAGCTTCTTGTCTTAGTTCTTTCTTGGTACCATCAATAGCTACTTTTAAATCATCATCCTTATGCCTCTCTTCCGTCTTAAATGCCTCAAGAGACTTCCTTAAACCAAAAAGCTCAGATCTTACAAATTCCATGCCCTTTTCCGCAGTCACCTCGGCCTGCCTAATATCATTCATTAAGGATTTAATAACGAACGCTACGGAACCCGTGACAAAGGCTCCGCAGATACAGACAGCTGCCCCAGTTATAATGCTTATATCGCTCATTCAATAGAATTACACTATTTTATTGACTAGCCACAAGGAATATAGTACAATACTAAGGATGAAAGAAGAACTTCTAAGATTTAAGCCCAATCAAAAGTATATGGTCTTTGATTTTGAAACGTGCAACCTCAACCTAGCGAGCCTCGACAACAAACCGTGGCAACTGGGATTTATTCTATGTAAAGGAGACGAGATAGAAAAAGAGTTTGATTTTTTAATTAAGTGGGACGATTTAAATATCTCCGCAGACGCCGCCCGAATTACGGGCTTTAACAGGCGCAAGTACGAGAAGGAAGCGGTGGAGCCAGAAAAGGTCTTAGACTTTTTGGAAAAGTATTTATACGACCCGTCCTATATAAAGCTGGGCCATAACTTATTAGGTTTTGATGTTTATATTCATTCTATTTTCAGGAAGCTCCTTAATAAGAAACCCGACTACTCTTACCTCTCTGATCTTATTGACACCCTATGTGTGGCCAAGGCAATTTATAAAGAAATGAAACCTCCTAAAGAAAACCTTTTGTCTTGGCAATATAAGCTTACTTCTTTTAGAGAGAGAGGAATGAAGGCTAGTATCACTGCGCTATGTAAATCTTATGATTTAAAGTTTGACCCCAAAAAACTTCATGACGCTATTTACGATGTAAAGATGAATTATAAGATTTTTAGGCGCCAGTTGTGGGAGGTGGAGCTATGAGCGAATTTTTTAAATCATTCGCAGGCTATGAGGATGCCTGTCCCGCAGGAGTAAGATTACCTGAGATTAAAATAGAAAAAA